CATAGTAGTATTTTATTGGGTGAGGGTTAGAGGGAAAGGAGAGCGGCCTTGTGCGCGTTGAAGAACGCGATGCGGGCCTGACCAGCAGGGAGGGCGAGGTAAGCGGCCTTGATGTCGGCGGCGCTCATCTTCGCGGGCGAGTCGCCCTTCGGGAGTTCGACCGGCTCGGTGCCGAAGGAGGCGACGATCTTCGCGGCTTCCTTCGAGGCGCTGGCCTTGCCGGCTTCGAGCTCGGCGACCTTGGCCTTCAGCTCGGAGGCTTCCTTCGCGGAGGCTTCCAGGGCGGCGGTCAGTTCGGCGACCTTGGCATCCTTGGCGGCGGCTTCGACCTTCAGCGCTTCGGCTTCGGACGAGGCGCCGACGGTGAGCTTCTCCACGGTGGCGCGGAGGTCGTCGCGTTCGGCGGTCAGGCCGGCGAGCGAGGCGGCGGCCTTGACGAGTTGCTCTTCGATGGTCATCTTAATCTTGCGGGAATTGGCAACCTTGGCCTCGGGAGCGACCTCCTCCTCGACCTCGTCTTCGACCTCTTCCTCCTCTTCGGACTCCTCGACGACCTCGGGGACATCCTCGGGGGCCATGACTTCCACGCCCAGGGCGGCCACGGCGTCACGGGTGTCGGCGCGGTTGTCGATGAACAGGTCGACGCGCTCGCCCTTGTCCAGGCGTTCCTTGATGACGCGGGCCTTAAAGGCCGGAGCCTCTTCGGAGCCGTCGTTCATGACGAGTTCGTCGTAGTCGAAGTCCATCGCCTCGAGCTCGGCCACGGTCTTCTCGCGATCGGACTCCGGGCGGTTGGTCAGGACGACCACCTCTTCGGCGGTTTCGTCGATGAACTTGACGACGCGCTCGACGGGCTGTCCGTCTTTCATGATCGTGTCGTCGATGTCGGTGAAGATGCGGGGCATAGTTGTGTCTAGTTGGGTTAAAGTCTTAGGGGAGGAAAGGGCGGACGCTCCGGCCTCGCGGTCGAGCTGCTCGACCTTGGCCTTGCACCAGTCGGCCGTGCGCATGATGTCGCCCGAGGTAGGGCCACCCCACAGAGCCCAGGCTACGGCGCCGGCTCCGGGGAAGTCTTCGTTCGAGGGCTTGTTCCTAGGGGCGTCCATGTCCGGGCGGTGACGCTCGAACCAAGGGGACATCCTCCGCAGCTTGTCTTCGGAGACTTCGCCTGCGGCCATCTCGCGGGCTTCGCGGATGGTCTTGTCCGTGACGCCGTCGCCAGACTTGCCCTCGGCGTGCCATGCAAGGCCACGCTTGGCCGCGTCTGCGACGTAGTCTGGGACGGAGATCGCCATCAGAACGAACGGAGGGCGGCGGAGAAGGAGTCGGCGAGGCCGGTCACAAGGCCCTGGGCGGCGGCCTGTTTGCCAGAGAACACCTGACCACGGAGGGCGGAGTCGGCGACCATCTTGCGCTTGTTGCGGATGGCGGCCTTAAAGTCTTCATGAATGCCGTCGACCGAAGCCTGGAGGTCGGCCATCTGCTCGTCAGAGAGGGACGTGCCCTCGATGCCGGCGCCCTTGAGCGGGGAGCCCGTGGACTTGATGACGACCATGCGGACGCCCGAGGCCTCGTAGAGTTTGGACATGTCAGGGATGGCCATGTAGACGCCCACGCTGCCGACGGTGGCCGAAGGCGAGGCGACGACGCGGTCGGCCTGCGAGCCTAGCCAGTAAGCGGCCGAGGCCATCTCGCTGTCAGTGTAGGCCATCGTCGGCTTGGAGAGGTCGCGGATCTTGTTGGCCAGTTCCTCGACGCCGGTGACCGTGCCGCCAGGGGAGGAGATGTTGAAGGCAATCTTCTCGACCGCAGGGTCGGCCGCCATCGCGTCGACGGTGGCCGAGATTTCGTTCACGTCCACGGCGCCCATCATGCGCTCCAGGGGAGACAGGCCCTTGCCGATCACGCCGGCGATGGGGATGACGCCGACGCCGTCCTGGATATACGGGGCAGGGGCCACGCCGAAGAGCTGCGCGAGCATGTCGGAGAAGCCGAACTTCTCGGCGAGCGCCGCGTGGTCTTGGGCCTTGGACGGGTCGATGAGCATCGGCTCACGGCCCTTGAGAGCATGGGATAGGAAGCGCATTATTTCTTTTCGTTAAGGTTGGTGCCGGGAAGCGGTTCTGCGGTGTCGACCGCGGCGACCGTGCCGAGCGGGGTGTTCGTCGGACGGAAGAGCAGCTCGAAGGGGATGCCGTACTGGCGGGCGAGGTTCTGGATGTGCGCCATGTCGGCTGCTCGCTTCTCCATCTCGGAGCGGAAGTCTAGGCCGCGCTGGCCGTAGAGTTCAGACATGGACATGAGGCCCATCTCGATGTCGGCCCGGTCATTCGCGGCTTCGCGGCCGGCGTCGACGGTGACGGACTTCGGGGTCGTCCAGGAAGCGGCCCACCAGCGGGGGTCGTCAGGGATCTCGCCCTTCGCGATACCGTCGGCGATGATATACTCCCAGGTCGGCTGACAGAAGGCCTCGATGAGCACGTTCTGATACTTGCCGAAGACGCGGGCGGACTTGGCCGTCACGAGGCGAACACCGGCTCCGCCCGCGGCGGTCACGTCCTTGACGAACTCATACGGGAGGACGGAGCAGATGTCTTTCTCCAGCGCGGCGAGGAAGCCGACGAAGGTGCTGTTCGGGCGCTTGCTCTCGAAGGACTCGAAGGAGTCTGAGCTCTCGAGCACGATGGCCTTGCCGCCCATCTGGCTGGCGATGTTCTCCGCGGAGTTATGGTTCGACGAGATTTCGGAGGCAGCGTCATCGTCGAGGAAGCCCGAGCCCTTCTTGATGACGCGGGTCACGTCACCGTTGTCCTTCACTGCGCGACGCTCGAGCTCGAGGATTTCCTTCACGTCCTGGATACTGTTGAGCGAGGACTGGAGCACCGGCACGCCGCGAGAGCCGGAGGCCGTCTCGGTGTCGATGACGTGCATGACCGACTGTGCCTCAATCTTCTTCGAGGAGCCGTCGGACTTGTATACGTTGTAGTAAATGGGCTCGTTATACTTGCCGAAGCCGATGCCGTCCCAGCAATCCGCAGGGGTGTCGGCATCCGTAGGGTCGCCCACGCGGTGGGCTTCGACGGTCTGGATCTGCGCACGGTCGCCGTTGACGACCTTCAGGGCGAAGGCGTCGCCGTCACGGATGAGGGCACGGATGAGGATGGCCTGACACTGGTAGAAGGACTTGCCGGAGACGTCGATGCGCTTGGACTGGCGGGCGAAGTACTCCTCGTAAAGGCGGGAAGTCTCCGGGTTGTCGGTATGCGACTGGGGCTTGATGCCGTCGCCGACGACGTAGATGCAGAGGTCGTTCAGGATCTGGCGAAAGAGCGCGGACTCACGCTCGGCCCAGCGACACTTCTTGACCATCTCGTTGCGATCCCAGGGCGAGAGGTCGCGGCGTAGGTCGTCAGGCTGCGGAGCGTAGATGACGCGGCGGGCGTACGTCTGGACGGTTGAGCCCCACTGGTTGCCGCTGTACTGATTGTTGAAGGTCGGCCCGGACGTCGACGCGGCCTGAGGCGCGGTCGTCTTCTTCTTCCTCGCGGAAGGCTTGGGGTTCGAGTCTTTCTTGCGGGCGGCCATAGATTATTCGTAGCGGTTGTCCCAGCGGGAGTAAATCATCGTGTTACGACGACCGTACTTGCGCGGGTCGAGACGGGACAGGGCGAACATCGCTTCGTTAAGCATCTCCTTCGGGGGCAAAGCGAACTGCTTAGTCGCCGACGAGCCGGAGTCAGAGTAAGACATCAGGGTCTTGCCGTCCATGATGAGCTGAAGAGCCTTCGACTTCAGGTCGAGGAGCTCGCATTCCGTCAGGCCGATGAAGATACCTTGTGCCATTTAATCTTGCGGGAATTGGCAACGGAGGGGGCGGCGACGCCCATGTCCACGCCACGAGCTCTTCTTCCCGCAACCATAGACGCCGCCGCTTGCTCTGAATGTCCCAAGGTTCACGAGGGTTGCAAGTCGGTTTCCGTGCTTTCCTTCCCGACGATGCCCCAGCGGACGGCCGCCAGGAGGCCGAGGAGTTCGCAGTCGAAAGCATGGTTGTCCTTCTTGCCCTGGGGCAACAGCCACTGGGGCTTGCCCGTGCGCCTGTCCTTCACGCGGACTTCGGCGTTCATCTGTTCGACGTAGTCCTGCCCTGCATCGAGGGAGTAGGTGAATACTTTCCGCGAGCGGAGGCCGTGCAGGAGGTCTTTGCCGGCGAGGTTCGACCAGACGATCAGGATGGCCCGAGCCTGGAGCCCGGGCACCATGATGGCCTGCTTGTCAGAGTAAAAGCGGCGGGTGGTCTTGCCGTCCTTCGTCGAGACGGAGAAGTCTTCGTTGCCCGAGCCCTTCGCACACTTCCAGCCGCGGGCCGCGGTCTGCCGATATACGTCAGTAGCCTGGTCGCCTGAGTCGACCATGACCAGCGCCTGATGCACGCCGTGCTTCTTCACGAAGGCCTCGAGGTCGTTCCATGTGTCAATCTTCGCGAAGGCCTTAAGGCGGCTATGCCCCGTGCGACTCCACCGGCGGATCACGCAATAGAAGAACCCACGTTGCACGTCGATTCCGGCCGTGCGGAAAGGGAAGGAGCCGTCGGGCGCTCCCTCGCGGTCGACGACCTTGCCCTTCGGCGTGATGACCGACTCTTTCTCCCAGTCGTCCGCCATGTTGTAGTTGGCGGCCTCGGCGATGTTCACGATCTCGCCGCCCTCCTCCGCCCAGGGCAGGGCGAGCCGCTTTTGTTTGAAGATGCGACGCGGCTCCTCGTCGCCGTAGATGTCAGCGGCCTCCTTCGCCTTGATCATCATGACGGCCAGCTCGCCCCAGCTCATCGAGGCGAGGCTGTTCCAGTGCAGACCGACGTGCCCGGAGTTGGCAGCCGAAGTCGTGGCCACGAAGGCGCCGCGTCGGTTGGCCTCGAGGCGCGTGGCGTTGTTGTCGGGCAACCTGGTCTGGCAGGCCGCGCATTCGTAGGTCGTGCCCGTGCTGACCTTGTGCAGATCCCATGAGCCGGTCTGCTTCGCGTCTTCGGGAAACCTGACCTGTTCCCAGACCCAAGGCTGGAGCGCCGAGCAAGACTCGATGGGGCAACGGAAGTTCCAGTCACGCTGGTCGGTCGTCTCGTGCAACTGATGGAACTCCTGCCCAGCCCGTCCGCCCTGCGACATGAAGATGCGTTTGCCCATCCAGCCGAACGCCGTCACGCGTGCGCTCAGTTCGGCGAGGTGCCCGGGCGGTGCCATCCAGCATTCGTCTGCGATTGTATATCGGAGCGAAAGGCGCTGAAGGTTCGCCTCGTTCCACAGGCCGCGGCAGTAGAGCGTCATGCGGTCGAAGTCCGTCGTCGTCGAGCGATCCATGTCGTCGACGGAGATGCGGGCCTTCACCGGCGGGCAGTTGTTCCACACTGGCCGCATGTAGCGAAGGGCGAAGTCTTTCGCCTCCGCGTCCGTAGACTGGAAGACGGCCGTCGGCCCTGGAGCGTTCGCGATGATGTGGCACGTCAGCAGGCGGGCGAAGAGAGATTTGCCGGACTGGATGCTTGCGAGGACGGTCAGCATCTTCGTCTCGGGGTCGGCGGCGATGCGCAAGGCCTCCGCGATCCACGGCGTGCGCTCGGAACGGAACGGCCCGGGCATCGGCGAGTCGGGGATGGCGAGCACGTTCTCCTCCAGCCACTCGACGACGTCGCCGGAGTCCGACGGCTTCAGCACGTCACGGCCTACGCGGAGAAGGTCGGTCTTATTCATAGAGGCCTAGCTCCTTGATGCGGCGGTAGAGTTCGTCGGAAAGCGTCGACCACTTCGGCCGCTTGTCCTTGTGCGGACGCGAAGGCTTCGGCATCGGCTTGCGCCTGGGCTTGGGCTTACGCTTCGTCATCGTTCGCGGAGAGGTCGGCCTTCGTCTTGCGTACCCATGCCTCGAGCGCCTTCACGGCCTTCGCCGGGTTCTCGGGGTTGCACCCCTCGGCCACGTCCAGGGCGAGCTTGTCGAGACGGTTGACGACCTCGCCCATCAACTGACGCATGGCCTCCGTCGCTTCCTTCGCCGCGATGTAGTCCTTCGCCAGGATGAGCCGGCGCTCCTGCTCCTCCTCGAGGGAGACGAGCGTGCGGAGGGACTGGTTATAACTCGTCTGGTACTTCGGGCCGTTCGGATCGCCGCCATCCATCGCGGCCTGCCAGACACTGCGGGCCCGACCGACCAGCGCACGGTGCTGGGCGATGGTGTCCGCCAGCGTCCCGTCGTCGAGCTGCGCCGGCGCGGCCTTCGGAGCCTTGGCTGACCGGGCTTCGTCGCGAGCGGCTCGCCATGCCAGGGCGGCTTCGATGGAATCCGTGGGAAGGCCTTCGCGTTTGAGCACGCTGACGCGCTGCGCGGTGATGCCGAGCGCCGTGCCGATCTCGAGGTTGCTGAGTTTACGCGTCATGGCCGAGTGCTGGAGTTCCCCCGTTTGCTGTTTTGGTCAAAATCCTCTTTTCCCCTCGTAAAAAAGAGGGGCAGGTGTCGTCCAA